TGTAAAAATATATGATGATGAAGAAGAAATGGGTGGTTCTTTTTTCAATACAATAGAAGCAGCAGAAAAATATATAAGAGAATATCAATTCGATCCAGAGGAAGATTTAAAAGATGCCGAATAGACTGCTGTGTGATGTTCTTGGTGAGATGCGAGACTGTGTTAAGACTACGAACTTCTCTTATTTGCCAGGGCTGATTGAAGAAGCGCAATCTCTTGGAAATAGAATGGAAGCACACTTGTACGATATAAAAGATTTCAATCGCCTTAACAAGGACATTAAGGCTTTGAAGAAGAAGAAAAAGAAGCTAGAAGAGAAAGTAGAAGAAGAGCTGTCGGAGATATCAGAAGATGAAAGTTGAAGTACGCAATGGTAATGTTGAACAGGCCATTAGAATTTTTAAGAAGAAGGTTCAACAAGAGGGTCTTTTAAATGAATTGAAAGAACGTGAATATTATCGTTCTAAGGGTGAGAAACGCAGACATGCTAGGGCTGCGGGAATCCGTAGATTTAAAAAAGAAGAAAAGAAACGTAGAGAAGAGTTGGGAGTTTAATGCCTAAAAAACGCAAACCTCGTAAACCTATGTCTAAAGAACAAAGGGCAGCTGCATCAGAACGTCTAAAGAAAGCACGGGCTGCACGGGCAGAAAAAAATCCAGATTTTGGGTTGTCGAGTGTTAATGAGTGTCTTCGTGATTTACCAGAGGATCATTGGAGACACCCTAAAAAGGTTAAAGATTGGATTAAGACTCAAAGAGATCTTATGAAGGAAGCTCGTAGTCAAGTAAAACAAAAAATGAAAGGGGCTGAGGCACAATTATCTAGCCATGAAGGATACATAAGGAATATGCAAAAGTATCTTAGAGATGGCGATTGGATTGATGATTTTTATGGTGAATATCAACAGAGTAAAATTGGACATCGTTGTATAGCTGTAGCATACGATGATGATGGATTTCCTAAAAGGACCGTTGGTGTATTTTATCCAGATATGGGTTGTGTATACACTAGAGAAATGTTAAATTCAGATAGAGGTATTGTCGATAATGACAGAAAAACCAAACGAAAACGTAATAAAAGGTCCGTGGCCGGACAAAAGAAAAAATAATTCACTTTCGGCCGAAAGGATAACAAACGAAGTTTCTAAGGTTGCAGCTGCTCAAGAGTTTGTTGAGGAACTTACTCAAGAAACCATTGTAACAGCAATTCATCTTTTGCAAAAAAATGGTATTGATATTAATGATAAAAACTTCATTTATGAAATGGGATTAATAATTGAAGTAATGAAAGGAAGCATATACAGGAGTATTGGATTTTCTTACCCAACACAAATGATAACTGAACTTTTAAAACAAATGCCGGCAGAAAAAGAATCATTGTTGTCATTTAAAACAATAGATAAAGACCAAATTAAAGAACTGTTATCATACTTAGAAACAATTGAAAAAGAGAATTTTTGGTATGGTGATGATGACGATGATGAGGAAGAAGATCCAGATTTAGTATAATAAGGATATAATATTATGATTTTAGTTGATATGAACCAGATTTCTCTTGCAAGTGTAATGATGCACTTGCACATGAGTAAGTTAAAAGAGCCTGATGAAGATATTGTGAGACATATGATTCTCAATTCTTTGCGTATGTACCGTACCAGATTTTCTTCAGAATTTGGTGAGTTGGTTTTATGCTATGACTCTAAACACTATTGGCGGCGTGATTACTTTCCACAATATAAATCGGGAAGAAGGAAGTCTAGAGAGAATGACAGCAAGGATTGGGATGCAATCTTTTCCTGTCTCAATCAAATCAAAGATGAAATCAAAACCAACCTGCCATACAAGGTTCTTGAAGTGTATGGTGCAGAAGCAGATGATATCATTGGCACAATTTGTGCAGAATATTCAGAAGAAATAATGATAATTTCAGGTGACAAGGATTTCATTCAACTTCAAAAATATCCGAACATCAAACAGTACAGCCCAATCACCAAGAAATCAGTGAATGGTGAAAATCCAGGCGAGTATCTTAAAGAACATATTCTTAGGGGTGATACCAGTGATGGCATTCCCAATGTACTGTCGCCAGACAATACCTTTACAGATGGGTTGAGACAGTCCCCAATTACCAAGAAAAAGATTTCTTCATGGTTGGACCATCATTTTGATGATGTTGCTCCAAACGATGAAGTGAAAAGAAATTATCAACGAAACAGAAAGTTGATTGACCTAACGTATGCACCAGAGGAGCTTTCAGTTGAAATACTCAACACATATAAAGAGTCTCCATCAGGTGATCGTAGTAAACTACTAAATTATTTTATACAAAAGAGATTGCGAAATCTCACAGAATCGATAGGAGAATTCTAATGCCAGAACAAACATACACACCTTCATTTCATGAAGTGTTATCTAAGCTAAGTAAGATTAAATCAAAGAAAGATAAGGTTACATACCTGAAAGAATATAATAGCGATTCTCTTCGGATGGTAATCAAGTCGTCTTTTGACCCCAAAATCAAATGGCTCCTTCCTCATGGTGAAGTTCCTTATAGAGAAAATGATGCACCAGAAGGAACAGAACACAGTGACTTGTCATATGAGGCAAGAAAGCTTTATCATTATATTGAAGGTGGTAATAATTCTTTAAAACAGAACAGGCGAGAGATGATGTTCGTTCAGTTGTTGGAAAGTTTACACCCTGCCGAGGCAGACTTGTTGGTTGCTGCGAAAGATAAAATTTTGCACCAAAAGTACAAAGGACTGTCCAAGAATGTAGTAATGGAGGCCTTCGATTGGGATGATGAATTTATGCTTATCGGAGACAATTATCAAGAAGCTCCACGGGTAGAATAATGTATCGTCCTCTTCCAGACGGGTTAACCATCAAAGATAGTGGTATTGACGGTCTGGGCGTGGTTGCAACAAAAACATTTAAGGCAAATACTATATTAGGAATAGTGCATGTTGTTAATAAGAACTTTCCTCATGGCTACATAAGGACTGCTTTAGGTGCGTTTTATAATCATTCTAATGATCCCAACTGTATCGTGTTAGATGGATATTGGCAACAAATGTCAGTAAAATATCTGATGACACAGAGAGATATTTCAGAGAATGAAGAACTAACTGCAAAGTACTCTTTATATGCGATAAATGGGGATTCTTGGGAGTAGCCTGTTGCAAAAATGTCACACAATTCATGGATTTGATGTTTTTTTAAATGTTGTTTAAAATCAATGACTTACATGGTAGGATTTTCCTTGACATTTCCTGCTGGGTCTGGTACAATAGGGACATAATGAAAGGAAAAATGTAATGACTGTTTATGTAAGAGAAAGTTCCGAAACCATCCTATCTGGTCTGTCTAAGATGAAGGCTGCGATGGTTGAGGACTATCATAATTTCCCTGTTAATGATGATATGAAGGCAGAGTATGCCGACAAACTCACAGTAACATATGGTACGAAGTACATCAAAATCTCCGAAGCTCGGGGTGGTGTTCTTGCGTTTGTCGTTGGTGTTGACAATGACAAGAAATTCAAAAAGGGTGACATTCTGAAACCCGCCGGTTATGCTGCTCCTGCTCGGAACGGCGCACGGGGAAACATCCTTGAAGGTGGTTATCCCATAAACTGGACCGGCCCCCTGTATTTCAAATAAGGAGAAAATGTTATGAATAAAAAGAACGCAACATTTTGGATTAAGGAACGGGATAGTCAGCGTAAGTGGTTTGCGAACCACGGTGGCAACTTGGCTGCCTATGTTGAACGGTATGGTAGTATTGATGATGAAGAATATTACGGCCAGGGTGGCGAAGCTATTTTCAAGGCCGATAAGGGCGCATTTGATCTGGCTGAAAAGAAGGGTCTTGAGGCCCAGAAAGTTTTGGGGTTGTTGTTATGACTAGAAAAGTTGGAACCCATGGGTGAGTATGAGTGCTGGAACTGTAATGAGATTTTTGAGTTGGATGAACCACCTTATGATGGTTTTGAAATTTGTGATGAGTGCAGAGCAGAAGCAAAGGAAACATAATGGCGTATAAAATTAGACTAGGTGGAACAAATGAATTTGTGTCGGCGATTGACCCACACGCTTCTCATTGCTATCCGCCTGGTGAAGTAAAATTTGTAGAGGGTTGGAGTAATCCAGCTGCTATAGTTTTTCTCACAAAAACCTCAGCCGAGAGGGCTAAGGATAAGGTGTGGGAAATAGAAGGTTTTCATACAACGATTGAGGAAATGATATGAGTAAGATGAAAAATTATATGATGGACATTGAAGAGTTTTGTGATGGCTACTTCTATGGTGAAGGTGAAGTCGATTTCACTGTTGAAGAAGTTTCTGAAGACGCTGAAAAGTTCTTTCACTCCAAAATGGCAGGAGATTATGCCAAGTCGTATGTCACCAAAATTCTTGGTGCCCTTTAGGATACGACTATGATAATCCACATCAACGGTTCTAATAAAACAGTTCGCAAGTTGGTTGAACGTGCGGCATGGTTTTATGCTGAAAAATTGATGGGTAAGAGATTAATGTCGGGACTAGACATTACCATCAAACTCAAGAAAAATATGCTAGATAAGACTGGCTTTGAAGGTACTGCCATATGGGAAGATAGTGGTTATCGTTCAAGAGAGTTTACTATTGAACTTGATCCTGGCGTGAAAATTAGAAATCTTTTAATCACTCTCGCTCATGAGATGGTTCATATTAAGCAATGGGCCAAAGATGAAATGTATGAGTATATGGAACCCAATATGGTACGCTTTAAGGGTGAAAAACTTCACCTCAAAGAAATTAATTATTGGGATTATCCTTGGGAAATTGAAGCATATGGACGCCAACTAGGACTGTTTGCTCGGTTCTGTGAGAAGGCTGGTATTGCAGACCGTGAAGATATGCAGGAGGTTGCATAATGTATAACTTTAAGATTGATGAAGACACAGCAGAAGAATTAGTAAAAGAGGTGTTGCTTCAATGTGTTAATGATGTAAAGAGTTTAATTTCTTCTGTGGAAGGTCAATCACCATTAACTGATCTTATGAAAAAAGATTTGGAAGAGAACCGAAAACTTGAAAATGCATTGACTGAAGTTATTGGATATTTTTCAACCCAAAAAGATTTAATAAATGATGTCCCCCCTCCCGATGTCCCCCCTTCCGTGCTGCAGCACGCTGGGTTGGTTCCCCCTCCCG